CTTCGTTCAGGTCGTTCGCTACGTCGATGACTGCTTGGATGTCTGCGGCAACCGTCTGTAGGTTGTTGTTGTTTATTTCTGTTGCGACGGTATTCACGTTTGCGATGTTTGTCGCGGTCGTGTTGACGTTGCTAATGCTGGTTGCAACAGTGTTGACGCTGGCAATGTTTGCCGCTGTGACAGTTACGTCTTGGCCCACACCAATCTCGGCGGCAACTGTGTTGACGTTTGCAATGTTAGTCGCCGTAGTGTTTACGTTGGCGATGTCTGAGGCAACGGTGTTTACGTTAGCGATTGATGCCGCGACTGTGTTGATGTTCGCTATGCCAGACGAGACTGTGGTTACGGCTGTGCTTGTCGCCCAGTATTTGGCTGAGTATTCGCCTGTGTTGCCGACCGTGCCGCTTGTTTTGATGGCCCAATCTTTTGCGGAGCCAGTGGTTGTGTCGATGCCTGTACCGCCGACAGCGTATGCTTTGGCAGAGTAATCTGTGCTAACGACTTGGCCCGTTGTCTTGCTGGCCCAGTCGCGAGCTTCAGACACGTCGACTAGCTTCTCTGTGTTGGCGGATGCGATAACTGCGGCCTCGTCTGCAAAGGTCGTTCCAGAGGAGAGGCCATGGACGATGTACACGTCCTTGTTTGTCAGCGTGATGAGGTCGAAGTTGTTGTAAGTTGTTGATGCGTTGAATGCGCCCGTGATGTTGAAGAAGGTCGTGATGTCCGTCCAGCCAGCGTTTGGCGTTGCGAAGTTGCCTGCGCGGAACTGGATTTTGTCGGAGCTTGCATCGAAGCGAAACTCAAAGTTGCCAGAACGGAACGTACCGTTGCTGTCGAACAGGTCGTCGAGCAAATCGGATAGTTGGCGGTTGCCCTTCTCAGAACTTTCTAGATAGGTGTCGAGGACGTGGTCGCCCGTGTATTGAGAGCGGAAACGAAGCTGTTCACCTGTAGGACGCGTAATACCCATCAGTCATAATATCCCATGTCTTTCATTAGACGCACCAATTTTGCCTTAGTAAGGGCATACTTGTCGTCCAATGCGGTGGTACTCGCCAATCCTTCGAGTTCAGCAATGCGGTTGCGCATTGTCTCGATCTCTGCCTTTAGGCTTGCGACTTCGGACTGGCGTTTCTTATCACGTGCATCAAGATCGAGTTGCTGTACGCGCTCGACCTCTGAAATGTAATCAACGACTTTCTGGTCTATCGTTGTTGCGAGTGTTGTCTTTTTTGCGGTCATGCTTTGCGTGCCTCACTCATAGGGACGAGGTTGCCGCGCTCCACCTCGCGTTGGACGTTTTCTTGTGGCTGTACAGACGCGCCACGCATCTTCTCCATCAACTGCATCTGCTGGCTGGGGCTTGGCCCATCCTGTTGAAGCTGTTCCTTGGAGACGCGGAAACGGTCTAGGTCAGTGATCCCCATCGCGCGGATGGCTTCCTCTGCAATTTGACCCGCGTTGTATTCCATGTTGAGGCCAGTTTGAGACATGATCTGAAGCATGTTCATCCAAGTCTCGGCGTTGCGTGTTGGCTCTAGTGGGAGCGTGCCGTCGATCACTAGGTAGTCAATGTCGCCCTGTAGGTCTTTGCGCACGTCGTAGTCGAGATAGCCGTCTTCGACGAGGCCAGACAGTTGGTTTGGCATGTTCTGCTGGTCGATCTTGATTGAGCCTTCCATCGAAAGGCTGTCTTGGATGTTCGCGACCATCATCCTGACCATTGGTCGGATTGTGGTTGCAGACATGACACGAGCAAGGACGCCAAGACGCTGTGATCCGAGTTGTGTTAAGCGTTGGATTTCAGTGGCTGTGCGGATACCGTCTGATGTCGGCATACCTTGCTGTGCGTCCGAAGCCGCGCTGACGCGCTGTTTGAGTTCGGACATTGCACCAATGTCGTTGAAGTGACCACGCGTTACGTCTGGCACTTGTGCGATAAAGACGCCGTCACCCGGCTTCGAGCCGGGTAGAGTGCGGACGACGCCCCATGGATTGCGGTCGATCAAGTCTGGTACGCTGACTTGGGTTGGGTCAACGAAGATTAGATTGTTGAGGGCCGCGCTAATGTTGTCGATACGTGAGCGCATCAGATAGGTTGCGATGTCGTGCATCGGCAGGATGAGATCGTAGAGCGACTGGCCATAAGTTTTGTGGCTGTCTTGGTACAAACCGCCGATTACCGCTGGGAACTGCTGACCGTATGGGTTCAGTTGGAAGCGGATGACCACATTCTCGTCGAGGATTGTTACGACAAGGAAGATTTGGTCGATGGTCGGAATGTTGATCTCGTGACCTGACAGACGTACCCACGCTTCGTCGATGACGCGTGCGTCGCCGAGTGTGAAGTATGCGTGGTCAAAGCGTTCACGCTGATTGGGTTGGGCGGGGTCTATTGAAAGACCTCGCCCTTCTTCTCTGTGCCACTGGTGTGCGTTCCACGCATTGCGTGGCGGGGATATTTTGTGGCGCAGAGCGGGGAACTTTTTCAGTTTAGGATACATGCCGCTGTACAAAATGCTGTTGTACGACACGTAGTCTGAGAAAACGATGTACTGCATGTTGTCCCAGTCGCCCCAGTTTACGCGGGGGTCGGGGAAGCAACGGCGTGGGTCGAAGTTTACGACTTGGTTCTGGTTTGACTTGGCGTCCCAGACGATCTTCGTCGGAGCGAAGCCATAGCGTATGCTGTCCAGTAATAGCTGTGCAAGGCGAGCTTCGCCTGCTGTTCGGCGCATTTGCTGGTGAAGAACACGTTCCAGTATAAGGCTTGATTGACGGGATTTGCGGTTAAGTCCTTCCAGTTGGAACATGGGGTTACGGCCAGAAAGTGCGGCCATAAGGTAGGTAAGGACTGTGTCCGCGATTGCTCGCGTGTCTGCGATGACCGCTTTCTCTCTGAAGTCTGTCGCGTCTGGTCGGACGTAGACGTCGTGGGCGCGGTCGGCTTCTTTCCAGTGGTCATAGCGTTTCCTGATTTTGAAGTAGGACATGTCGACCATAGACTTCACGTAGTCCACGATGCGGCGTTCCTGCTCGTCGTTCAGGAGATGCGAGATGTCTTCATACGCGACTAGCTGTTCGGCGAACTCAGAGAGATCGACGACTACACCTTCGTTCGGGCCAGCAGTGTAATCTGCACTGCGATAGCCAGAGCCTGATGCGATAGTGGTACGTGTCTTGGGGCCATTTACACTCATGGTTCGAGAATACCTTTGTCAATGGCGTTGGTCGTCCCTTACAAACCCCATCCTGTCCATTTGGGGAGGGCTGATCCAACGCGCGTTTTGAGTGACTTACCGAAGGCGGTAATGTCTTGGTTGTTAAGGGATTGGCTTGCATCTGAATGCAATGACCACGCTTCTGGGCTGACAGACGTTCGCGAGAGGACGTCGATAGCCATTGTCGCGGCGTCGACTTGGTCGTCGTGGTTGCCGCCCGGAAATGTTACGCACTCATCTATAAAGTCGTCCAGCCAGTCTGATTGTTCTGGTAGGTATACTCTGCCGCCCTCGACGATTGGGAGGATGGCGTTCACGCGTGCGACTTTATCGTGGACGACTTTGTAGGGGATGATCGCCATCCCACTTTCGCGCTTGAGTTCTTGGATGAGTGATTGGCCTGATGCTTTGTCTTCGATGTACATGGCGCGGAGGCCACGTCCGCGCCATTTGGTGTTGAGGCGGATCAAGCGTTGCTTGAGTTCTGGGAAGTCGTACTTGCCGCGTAGGATGTCGACAATGTAGATGTCGCCGTTCCTGTCCATGCCAGCAGTGACGGCCACAGAGAAGTCGGCTGTCTCTGTTTTCTTGAAGGCTGTGTCGACTGCGATGATCAGCGTTGTAAAGTTTTCGGGCGAGAGGTCGGATGGATACTTTTGCCACCACTCCGTCTTGATGATGTTACCGCCCTCGATGTACGGCTGTTGCTGATAGAGGGATGCGAACTCGCGCGGGTTGAGGCGTTGGCGGCGTTTGAGGTCTTCAAGAGGGAAGCGTGCTGGCCACAGTGGAGCTTCCTCTGTCTTTTCGGTGTAGCGTTTACCGGGAGACAGGTTTGGTAGCTCGCCTGCGCTGACGTATAGGGGGTCGTCTTCTGGCAGGTGGCGGCGTGAAATCTTTCCTGTTGTTATGGTTTTTATCGCGGGGAAGTTGATGTGTTTCCATCGGCCCTCTGCCCAATCTTCTGTTCCCTGTAGTCTGCCAGCAAGATCGTCTGGATGCCAGCGCGTGAGGATCACGATTTGTTTTGGGGGCGTGCCGTCTGCCTCTGGCTGGAGACGGGTGGCGAGAGCGGAGGTGTAATAGTTCCATGTCTTGTTGCGCTGGGTCATGCTTTCTGCGTCTTCGCGAGCTTTGATAGGGTCGTCGACGAGGAGGAGGTTTGCAGGACGGCCAGATGTAGTGCCGCCGATACCGACTGCGAAATATGCGCCGCCTTCCTCTGTACGCCAGACGTCTGCGGCGCGGCTGTCTGTGGAGAGGTGGAAGTCTGGGAAGGCTTGCGGGATTGCCTTGTCTTCTACGACCGAACGGATTTGTCTACCGAAGTCTGTGGCGAGTTGGCTGTTATATGAACAGGACATCACGTAGCGGTTTGGGTTCTTCGCCATGAAATAGGATGGAAAGAGGACTGTGCCGAAGGTGGACTTGGCGTGGCGAGGCGGCATTGTGATCAGGAGATTGTTACAGCCAAGGGTGCCGCGCTCAAGCTGGTCGAGAGCGTCGATCAGTTCCAGTTGGAAGTCGGCAAGTTCCCAGTCGGGGTACATGAGCTTTACGAAGCCCTCGAAACTCTCGGATGCGTCGCGCAGACGAAGAAGATAACGGGCAACTTCGCGGGGTGTTGGGTTAGACATTCTTTCTACGCAGGTGCTGGCTCATCAGGATTTCGTATTTGGTCTCTGTGTCCGTCACATTGTTGGCCATGACCGTCATGAAGTGATCAAAGATGGCGGCACTGCGCTTCTCTTTGGGGACTGCGGACAGATCAACCTGCTTCATGGCTTGAGCAAACTCTGCAAGGTTGATTGTGGACGGGATTGCGTCCTTCTGTTGGTTCTTAATCAGCATCTTCGGTGTACTCCCCTTCGATAACCTTCGCGCCAGAGGCAATGGCCTCCAGTTCTTCGCGTGTCATCTCTGTTAGGTTCTTAACTTGGTGTTCATGTTGTACATATGAGGCGTTCAAGTCGGGAACGACCTTGTTTAGTAGCATACCAAACACACGAGCTTGGGTTGGCGTCCAATCTTTGCCGTTCATGACGACTTCATTGGCGATTGTGATCTGGTCTTTTACATAATTCGCGATTTGGCCACGGATTTGTGCTGATTGCGCTGGAGTTAGTTCCATCTTTCCTGCGTTTGACATGACTGCCTTCATCTTTTTCACTTCACTCGCTGTCTTTCTGCACTTCATGGAGCAAAAACTGCTTCGCTCCAGCTTGCTGGGCTTGGTTGTGTATTCTTTTTCGCACGTTTGGCACCGCTTTGTAGTCCTTGTTAGACGTTCTTCCTCGGACGTTTTCATTTTTTGCTCCGATTTCTTGAGCGGTAGGGGAGGTGACATACAACGCGCGCGACCCGGCGGCGGATCACCCCCCCGCCCCCCACATGCGTAGGGACGTCTGTGACACACACACGGCACAGAGTGCCGCAACCGACTGATTTTGCAGGGGTTTTCCACCCCATGTAGGGGTGTTTTGGCCTCGTGTGTACGCGAAAATTCCCACGCATGCCCTCGTTCGCTTGCGAACAATGGGGTTATAAACCCCATTGTCAATCATTTCAACAGGTTACAGCAGAGGCGGTTTTGGCGTCGTC